AACATGAGCCATAGGGTCAAACTCTGTAAAGGCTGCACCTTCAGCGACATCCCAATTACCTTCTAAAAGTTGTTGTCTTTGTGTTGCAGGAAGAGACTTAAGCATTTGTTCATAAACACCATCAGCATCTAGGTAAGGGTTATCAGCTAACTTAGCAGGTATAAACTTTCTTGTTAAGCCATCAGTGCCTTTAAAGCTTTTATTGTTTTCATTAGGTTCTATATATCTTTGTTTTACCCAATGAGACCCAACCCCTCCGGGGTTAGCTGTACAACGTAAGTATGTTTGTATTTCTGGGTCAGTTGTACGTAGTCTTGAAGCTAAGTAATTCCAACTAAACTCTGTAGGTAGATGGGTTATCTCATCAAAACCTATCCAACTATATGCTTGTCCTTGATAACGGTATACGTCTGCATCTCTTTCAAGGAAACCAAACTCTACCTTTGCACCGCTTGGAAAGTTCCAAAGCTTTTCAACCTCTTTGAATTTAGCACCGGGAAATGCTTGAGGGTACAATTCTCTAGACTTATCAATCATCTCACGAAGTTCTGGCATAGACCTTCTAAGTATTAATGCTCTATGAGCTTTCTTGTGTGCATAGCGTAAAGGGTCAACCAACATTGCGTAGGATTTTCCACCACCTGCTGCACCACCGTATAGTACATCTTTTTCACCAGCAGCAAGAAAGTCTGTCTGTGGTCCATCATTAGGATGGAAAACAACCTTAGAGTCTCTAAGTACTTCTTGTATGCTAGGAGCTACTTGTTCTAATTGGTCGGTAGTAACTACATTATCTGTAGTTTTTTCTGTAGCTTTTTTAATTACTTCTTGTTCTGTCTTAAGTTTAGATTCTTTGTAGGCTATTTTCTTTTTAGCTTTGATTAGTTCTTTTTTATCTCTAGCTAGTTTTTGTTTTCTTTTAGTCTCTTTAGAGTATTGATACTTAGTATTAGGAGGTATATATGTATTCTTTATTATCTTAGATAGTCCTACGTGTGTTATACTTCTACCCGTTTCTTCCTTTATAAGCTCTGCTGCTTTACGGAGTGAATACTCCTCATTTACTACAGACTCTATGTACTTATTAAGAACATCTAGTTCTTTTTGTATAGGAGCTAAATATCCTTCGATTTCACTTAGTTCATAACCAAATGGAATGGTAACACTCTTTTTCTTTATGTAGCCTTCTTTCACTACCTTTTTTTGCCTTTGTGTAATCCGTGTTTGGCGTGTTGTTTACCTTTTTTAGTAGCTGCTCTTTTCTTAGCGTTAGCTGCTGCAAGTTTCTTTCTACCTGCTGCGGTTGACTTGAGCTTTGCTATTGTTTTAGCAGGTGCGTAGACTTCTCCAGTCTTGGAAGACTTCTTCCCACTGGCAGTTCTCCACTTCTGCTTAGTCCACTTAGTTAGACTTTTTTGACTTTTTGCTTTTGGCATTTGTTTTCGGTGTTAAACACTTTTTAAATAGTTTTGCGTATAGTTTGTTTAATTTGTTCATTGCTTCTATCATTAATTCTTTTATCCTTTTCATATTATTTATATCCTCCTCCTTTAGATTTGTACTCTTTTGCAAGGAGCTGGGCTTTTCGAGCTGACCATTGTCCGGGTTTACCACCTTTGCTACCGGCTTTAATCCTCTCGAAAAGTCTCTTACGCATAGTGGGCTTAGTATAATTACCAGCCTTATTCACGGTTGACTTCTTCTTAGTTGTCGTTTTCTTTTTTGTTGGCATCTTTCTTTCCTCCAAATATTGCATCCCAGTTATCTCTATACTGTTTAGAGTGTATGTCGATTCTAGGTTTAGAGCCTTTACCTCCATGCCATGAAGGTTTATATACTCTTTCTCTAAACTTAACAGCTCCGTCAGGGCTATCGTTTCCTATTTGTTTACCCATTTACCACTTAACCTTGTCAGCCCAGTAAGCTGCTGACATTTTACCCTTGGCAATGTTTTTACCGTGTCTTGCTTTAAAAGACTTTCTCTTTGCTTTCATTCTAGCTGATTCACCTGCTTTAGGCTTACCAGCAGTACTAGCACCTTTCTGACCAAAACGTATAGTCTTAATCTTATCACCTTCTTTAGCCACAACAATGTGTGACTTAGTCTTATGACCCGGAGTTCTTTTAGGCTTGTTAAACCCTGAGACTCCTGCTCTTTTTAATCTACTATCTTTTTCTTTTGGCATTTTAATGTACTATCCTTTTTTCTAATGATGTATCGTGCTTTAATTCTTGGATTTCTCCTAACACTAATAAACCATATTGTATTGCTATTCGATTAGCTTGTGCTACGCTGTCTGCTTTAATGTAAGGACCTATTGCAGCTCCTTGTTCATCTATATGCTCAGTTATCCATAGTTTCATAACTAGCATCCTCAGCTTCAACATCAATAGTATGTTTTTCTGGTAATATAAAAATACCACCACTAACATTATGATTCACATCTAATCTTTCTTTTTTACCTAAACCAACTCTATCAAGAATTGTCTGTGCTGCTTGTAACTTTATATTAGCTTGAGGTAATGCTTTATCGCTTTGCAGTACCTCAACTAGTTTAAAAGCAGCTAAAGGGGCTTCCCTTGCAAGTACGTCACTGGCTAAATCTACTATTTCTTGTTTAAGTGATTGTATAACTTGGTAGTGATTGCCTGAATACCCTGCAAGTTCGGCTGAAAGTTTGAGGTTTCCTTTAGTTTCTATTATGTTACTAAGGAAGTTCTCTTGTTTTTCTGTCAGTTTTCTCTTTTGTGTTGTTGGTAAAGACATAGGGATATTATATAGTTCTATTTAAGCTTTGTCAAGCTTTTAAAAATATTTTACGAAAGACTTGACAAAACTGAAATTAAACTATATAATAACATTAAGTGTGCCGAGGTTGAATACATATCCTCATGTCTTTTTCTAGACCTATTGAACCCGAACAAACCTGCCAAACCCGAACAAACAATTAGCTCTCTATAAAGACAGAAAAGCTCTGTGAAGTTTACAACTCAAAATCTCTAAAAATGTAGAACCATTAGTATATATATATGGGAGGGGGTGGGTGGGTCTTGCCTAGCCCTATAAACTCTAAAGAGTTTACCAAGTTTTACAATCAATTCCCTACTTAAAGTCTTACTAGACTTTAAAAACTCTAGAGAACTTACCAAGATTTACCGAGTTAAAGCCTACGGCTTTTTAGTCTTGTGAAGTTTCCAAGATTTTCATAGAAAATATACGTTAGTTTTATAACTCTACAAACTCTAAAGAGTTTACCAAGCTATATAGCATTCTAAAGCCTTCTAACAGCATTTCAACCTATGGTTGATGATAACCTTCTCCCCATGTAAACAAGAGCCTAGGAAAGCTTAGGAAAGCTTAGCGTGAACTTGTCGAGTCTGTGTGGTTTTGTGTGTCAAATCTTTGATTTGGGTGTGAAACAATTGACGGCCTAGTAGAGAGGATTTAAGTCTGAAAGACTTAACAGGAATTTTGAGCCAAAAAAAAGACCCCGAAGGGTCTTCTTAGTGTGTTAGCTTCGTAGAAGCTTAGCCAAGTTCTACAAGTTTCTTGTAGCTTCGCATAGCCTTCAAGTCAGCAGAAGGCAAAGCCTTCATGTTGCAAATCTTTACAACTTGACCTTGGGTCAAAGGATTCTTAGGGTCGTTCAGCTTAGACACAAAGTGTCCATGAATCGTTCCCCACTTGATGTCCTTCGGACAGTTCTTAGCTTTGCTAAACTGCGAAGCAATCTTTCTCACCATGCCATAAGAAGCTTTAGCTTCAGGAGTAGTAGTTTCAAACGAAGTTTGTTGTGTTGTATTTGTCATGTCAATTTTTCCTTAGTCTCTAGAGACTAGTTATGCAACTCGGTATTGAATTGCCATTACATAGTAATACGACTTTGGAAACCTTGTCAACATCTTTCTACGTGCGTTAACACGCATCAAGAAAGTAGAGTCCCTTCAAAATAGCCCAAAAAACACCACGAAAAGCCCTCGAATGCACAAAGTCTAGTAAGACTTTGATTTCCCTACGAAAGAATTTACACGTATCATGATTACGCATAAAGCGTTACACGCCTGTAAAATCTTTATGTCTGATTTGTAATGGCAAAGCGAAAGTTTTACACACATAAATCATGTAAGTATTTGTTTTTACATCATACGTGTAATATTTGTTTTTACGTGTGCCTTCCTTCTTGACAAACTCGAAAGCAGTCTCTAAGCTTGTTGGGGCAATCAGCAATGTCGCTGACTGCTTAACCGAACTATTGAGTTCAAGGTAAATAATATGGAAAACTTAGTAAATGCAATTAGCGAAACTCGTATGGAAAGGCTGTTGAATCCTAAAATGTCTGACCACTTTCACACCAACTTTGTTGGTAAATATGGCTATAGAGGTTATGACATAAAAGTGGGCAGGAAATGGGTGACAATGAGGTCAAATGTTCACAAAGTGAGAATGTCTATACAGAAATTTAAAGTTCATGCGTTTCTCCAATGGCGAAGAGACGCTATGACTGATGCTTCTTGCAAAGCTTATAACGAAACAGGTAAATATTCAAGACCAAGAGCATGGTGGAAAGACTATGGGTTTACAAGTAACCCTAAAGATTTCAACTATGAGCCAAGCAGACTGTCTTGGTAAATATTTATTTATACATCACATGTAAAGTATTTTATGTTTATGCTTTACATGTGTATTTTCACTTGACAACTCTTGTCCAATCGATTAATGTGATGGGGCAATCAACCAACGGAGAACGATTATGGCAATAGCCAACGAAAAAGAATTAAATTTTAATACAACCGATATAGAAGCAGAACAACTGCTTGATATGTTTCAAGATGATGAGCATGTTGAAATAGAACATGTAGATATTTTAGACTTTTGTCTAGACTTAGAAGCTATCAGCGTTATTGATGATGACCAATTCAATTACATGGAGGTGTAAATATGAAAAAGAAATGCGAAAATCCTAATGGATTACAAAACATGGCAACAATTGTTGACTCTCAAACACGAAAATCTGTAAAGTTTAATAGCTTGGAGAAGGCAAAACTTTACCTTAAATCAAAAGGTTATAGGTTTAGACAAGCTTTCAATATGAAAGAAGATAAAGCTATGCT